AAATTGGGCTTTTCTTTTGCTCATTGATTGTCTCCATATAAACAAAAAAGTACTACTACGTAGTACTGTTCTGTATTCTCACAAGTTATTAACTTGGAAAACTTGAAATGCCCTGCTGGAACGGAGTTAATAGTCAAATCGCAATATGGAACCGAGTTAATAACTCAATTCGGAACGGAGTTAACATTATTACCCGCTTTCAGCTGGTGTATTTATTATATATAAGGATAAAAATATGGTCAAAGTAAAACACGATCAAAATGACCATTTTTATTTTGAAAAATATATTTAAAATTTAAGCTTCCGGAAATTGATATGGATTCTTCTCCATGGCCTTAAGCATTCTTTTAGCTATAGGAAATTGCCTCCAAGCAGATCTCCTTAGGCATTTCATAGACCATTCATAATATTCATCACCTAAATAAGCGAAAATACCAGATGCCTTCCATAAAGCTGGTCCGTTGGAATGATAGAAGAATTTGTTCCACCATTCCTCTGCTTTTTTCTCATCACGCTTATATATAATGTAGTATAATCCGTAGTCAAATTCCCCTAATGGTGACCCACATTCAGCATGACCTTTCAAGAACTCAATTTCTGCTTGAGTTAATTGCTCTGTTGTTGTAAGCATTTTATTCTCGATTCTGATAGCTTCTAAGTAGTCAAATTCGAGAATTTTTGTTTTTGTGTTTTCGACAGTTTTCATAAAATGTCCTCCTATTAATATAAGGAGATACTATTAAGTATCTCCAGAGGGCGTTTTTTTAATTTTTTGACAAACAAATTTTATTAATATTTTTTAACTCAAAGAGTTATCGTATATTAAAAATTTTCACTTTTTCGTTTTTTTCATTCGACCACAAAAAAATCCCTGTTACTCGCCATCATTGGTTTTCACAGGGATTTAATTAGTTTTTAAGTTTATTAATTGATGCTTCAATTTCTGTTTTTAACCATTCAGAAAGATCACCATAATTTTCAGAGATATAAGCTTTAGCATCATCGCCTAGTTGTTTAAGAGCAGTATCTTTTGCGAGGTTAAAAGCATAGATTTGTTCTTTCTGGTCAAAGCCTCCACTTTTCTTTAAGGCTTCAACATAAGATTGAAAGACACATCTAACAGAATCAAGAACAATCTGAGTTGCCTTTTCCATCAAGGCTTTCCCTTTGTCGTTCTTAATCTTAGTGTTGAGCCACTGGGTAAGCTTTACTCCCAGAAAAGAAATAAGCGGCAGAATGATACATGTCACTACTGTCGCTAAAATGTTTAGTAAAAGTTGGTTCATAATCGCTCCTCCTATCTATGAGCGTTTTTGTTCATGTGTTCTTCTATTTCGTTAATCGCGATAGTTACAGGGCCATTACATCCCTGTTCCTTTAATCCTTTAAGACAAGCTAATACACCTTTGGTGAGTATGCTTTGTTCTTCTTTTATTAGTTTGATGTCGCTATCATTTTTTTCTCTTTTTAAATAAATTTTGTGAATGGCAACAAAAAGCCCTAGGATTACACCTAAGGCTGTTATCAATGATGCTGTGGTGAGAATTATTTCAATTAAGGCACTCATGATCGACTCACCGCCTTAATAATTGTCGCCGACACATGATTTGGTCTACCTGAGTTATTAGGAACGTGAATCTGAATTCTTTCTTCAGATGAAATGGGGTTCAAATTAGTAACCGAAACCGGAATTCCTCCGTTATTGCTCGAATTTCTTATTTCCATGTATGCCGTTCCATAGCTAAGCTGAGCCCAAGTAAAACAAAAGGTTCCTAAGACATACGGCATTGCTCCCATTGCATAGTAATCAAGAATCTCAAAACTAATGATAATCAAACAATCGTAGTTAGATACTATGCCTGATAAATCGATAGCCACGTCAACAAGAGGGCGATCTTCTGTATCATATAGCCAAGCACCCAAACGTGATAGACCTGCTAATATATCAAGGTGAGTATGATTTGCCTTATTGAGTGCTTCTTTAGCAATTGGTAGAGAATACTCGATATAGTCAGGTGTCCATCCTTCGACAAGATTAAGTGATGATGTTGTTTTTGTGTACTTTGCTAAAGCAAGTTCGTAAATAAGTCCACCGTTCATCAAGTCTTCTTGAGTCAAAGTTGGGAAGTTGGTAGTCGATTCTTTCTTTTCTAAAGTGACTTCATTATTTCCAAGATCAAACTTCATGACAATATAGCCATTTGCAGATCTATCTAAACTTACCGAAATCTTGGTTCCACTTTCAACATATACTCTTCGTCCATAAACTTGAACATATCCGGATTGAAAGTTGATATAAGAGTTGCTTACAGAAGGTTGGCATCTTCCCAATACACCATAGACAACACCATTCTGTCCATTAACTAAATAATGGTTGCAATCTGCATCTTGTTTAGATGAAACAGAGCAATTATCAAATGTGATTTTAACTAAAGACATTATTTGTTCCTCCTGTCCGATAATTTTATCTTATCTGTCAAAGACAGACGATATTCGCCAAGCGTAACTTTTGCGATATCAAAAGTACCCTTAAACTCAAGCTTACTTACTATTGTTGAATAAAATTTCTTGCTAGAAATAAAGCCCAAAATAGTACCAGGTCTCAAATTACTAAGTGACTCGATTTTATTTGCAATGAAAGAAAAATTAAAAGTTATTGAATGCTGTAACGAAGAATCAATCAGATCTTTGGTTGCTTTTGTGAGCAATGAATCATAATCACTATCGCTGTAATATTCAAACTTCACTTTCACTTTATGATTTCTGCCATCATAAACTAAGCTCGTTGTAACTGTTCCATTATCTAAAAGATAATAATTGATTACTGATGTATGAGCTGTGTTATCAGAATTAGGAACATAGACAATCTTATTTAAGGAAATTTCATTTGTGTCATTTATCTTAAGTTCAGAAATAGTCGCCAAGTCACTTCTTAGCGTTGCTCCAAATGCAGATGAAACCACTCTGACTTTTATTCCTGAATAGACACCTTGATCTATGACCATTTCATATTCGAGCATAATTCCATAGGTTTTAGAGAATTCTTCCACTAAATCTAAGATGTTTAGCTTTGTGTTAGCGTCATATTTCAAATTGCAAGTTTTGACCACTTCCACGGCTGTTTGCAAATATGCAATAGTCTGGAAATTATCAGTGCTATTTCGATACACTCTATCAATTAAGTTGATAATAAAATCAGCAGCATTGCCGTTGAATCTTGTTGGAACCGGAACTTCAATGTCAAATAGCGATAAGAAATCATTTGTTTGTATCTTGGTTCGGCCAACATCATCTTCTTCAATTGAGATAATGATTCCAATATAAGGAAATTTGATATCTCTAATATAGAGCAAGTCCCCAATTGTAATGTTTAAGTGCTGACCCGCAACTGTGAATTTGCTTTTTTGAGGGACTAATGCATCTAAAACAATTTCATAATCAGAAGAACAATAAGCATGGTCTAAAACCGACAGTGTTTGTTCATCAAGAAAAATAAGTTCCATAATTCCACTCCTTAAAATAAAACACCCTACTGGGTGTTTATGAAATTGATATATTTATTGAATTAAGATTTATGGTTTTCGATGTCAATTTGTACCAATTCTTCAATAATTTGTTTAGATTCTATTGCAAAATTGACAGCACTTACGAATCCTCTGGAACTCGTATATTGTCCGCGCAATTGTTTTGTTAGAGAGATTCTAAAGTCTTCTTTTGTGTTTAAAATAACCATCTCAAATGTCGAGTTAGTAACATCGGTGCTTAATTCCTGACCAACAATTGTAGAGCCAATACTATAAGCATAAAACCCACCACCACTCTCTGTGTTATTTATGGTTACATCAAAGCCAACAACCAAAGAGAATGACCAATATTGCCAGTATCCAGTTCCCCAATTGAGAAACCATAGTCTTTCGTTTTTATAGTCAGCAATTATTTCTAGATCAAAGTAACTGCATTTAGAAAATTTAGTACGAGTGACATTGTATTTATGGAGTGCATCTAAGATAAAACCTGCATTCTTAGCACGAATCTTTTTATTTTTTCTTATACCATGGGCAATTGGAAAAGTAAAAATTATACCGATTGGCATTCCTAAAATAAATCCAATCCACATTAAAGACTGTGCTTCAGACTTATTAGAAATTGACATGTAAATAAAACCATAGACAATAAAGCTAATAACAACTCCGATTAAAGAGCCAATAAAGAGATCGATTAAAAAATGTTTTAACTTTTCGTTCATTAAACTTATTTTACATACTCAACATTTTCTATTCAATGAAACAATAAAATTGTTAATGAGCGATATATTGCTCTTTAAATTCAATCTCACATCTAGCAGCTTCTCTAACACCAGGATCGAAGAAAATCTCACATTCTCCTGGTGGAAGAAATAAAAAGTTCTCTTTGGAGAAATCTTGAGCGTTATATAGGTCAGCAGAATCCACTCCTATGATTCTTTTAATGTATTGATTAGATGGGTCAGCATTGACCTCAATCGTTGGATGATCACGTTCATCGATAAGCATTCTTAAAGTTTGAATGTCTTCGCCATTTTTTCTAACAATGACTCTAGGATAGAAGAGATTGCCAATCATCCTAATGAGCAAAGGAGCAGGACGGGCAGAATCATTTCTCACAGTGATTTTGCCGTTATAACTAACCGCATAAGTGTAGGTGTAAGAATATGGATAGATTTTCCCTCCACCAGTGTTAATAACATCTAGTGCGTATGACTTATTGACGAGCCACAATGACAACGTTGCAATCTTGATTTTGGATCGCAAAATATTAGCCTCAAGTTGAGTCTTGGAAGATGATTCTACGTTAACGTAGCAATACTTCTTACCAACATCTGTTTCATAGAATAATCTGAGTTCTTTGCTTCTGGTTACAAATTCTCTCCAACGGACAAAGCCTGCATATTTATCAATAAAGATGATGCTTAGGCTAATTTGTTGCTGTGGGATTTTTCTATTTGTTTCAACATAGAAGGAATCAATATCTTCATATTCAACGTCAAACTCGAATCCCAAACCCTCAATTGTCTCAATTAAGCAGTTATGATGATAATCAAAAAAGAAGGTGCTACCACTTTCGTTAACTAAATATAGTTTTCTTCTCATTAGTAAGCACCTCCTAAAGCGTCATTGATTGAATCGATATCAACATCGCCAGTCGTATTGATGGTGACGTTATTGGTTGTGTTTGTTGTATTTGTGGAGTTATCCGTATTAGAACTACTAGACACAGAATTATCCGCGGAGAAATCATCTCCACCAAACCAGCTAGCGATCCATTTAAATAACCATCCTACTGTATTATCTAAAATCCATTTGATCGCAGAAATTATCATGTTGAGTAATTCTAAGATTGGTTCAAGAATCTCAAATAATACATTAAGTATTGGAACAATAATTTCTTTAATGATGTTACCAATAGCACTCAAAATTGGAGCAATTGCTTCAATGATCGTAAAGATAATCTCAAGAATGTCCATTAAAGGTTGTAAGAGAGTCTCAATTAATGGTCCTAGTTCTTCGAACAATTCCGCGATTACTTCGATAATCATCGAGATGATATTAATGATTGGTTCCAAGATCTTCATTATGATGTCCAAGATAGGAACTAAAATCTCCACGATAAGGTCGAGGATTTTGACAATGATGTTGATCACCACTTCTAGGATTTTGATAATCACGTTAATGATTTTGATGATGATTGGTAAAATTGCATCAATAAGAGTGACAATAGCATCGATAATCTTTACAACTAAACCGATGATTAGCTGAATAATCTTCGCTACTACCTGTAAGATCTTTGCAATGATCTGAGTAATAGGAATTAAGATTTCAGATAGTAATTTTAAGATGTTGGAAATCGGCTCGATTAAGCTTTCAAGTAGTTTTACTACTTCATCAAGCACCATCATAACCACATCAAGAATCTCGTCAATGATTTCTACGATCACATCGATGATTTGGTTAATGACTTCCATTAAAACATCTAAGATCGGTTTTAACTTCTCAATGATTCTTTGAATTAACTCCACAATTTTGGAAATTAACCCCTGAATCATTTCAATAATTTCCTTGAGAAGATTTCTGAAGTTTTCGTTTTGTAAAAGAATGACCGCCAATATAGCGATAAGAGCAACCCACGGACCGGACTTTGCAATTGCACTAACAAACTTTGCCGCTCCACCTAGAGCTTCTACCGCTGCTTTTAACTTGGTTACAACAGTAATAACTTTTGTAATCACAGTTATCATTGGTCCAATAGCGACAATGATTGCAGCTACTACTCCAATGAATGCTTTTAATTTAGAAGACATGTTATTCCACTTTTCGATTAACTCTTTAATTCGTGGAATAATAGTATCCTTAAGCAAATTGATAATTTTAGTCATCGCCGGAATTAACGCAGTTGTTAACTCCACTCTCATAGAGAGAAATGCTTGTTTTAAAGAATAGATGCTGTTCCCTAGTGCACCGGTTTTTTCGGCATCTTCTTGAGAAACAATACCTACTTTTTCCGCTTCTTCCATCCATCCGTTGAGCTCGTCTTCGGATGCACTTAAAACAGGATTTAAATAAGTACCTAATTTCTCACCAAAAAACTGATTAGCTAATGCAGTTCTAGTTGCTGCATCTTCAATCCCTGCTATAGCGTTACGAATTTTCGCGAAGGCTTGTTCTGCATCTAAACCAGCTAAATCGTTCATTGTTAGACCGATTTTTGCTAATTCATCAGATACATCTTGCCCATCAGCAATCTTACCTAAAAGAGTGTTGACCTTTTGGAATGCTTTATCCAAGTACTCAGTTTCACTACCGAGTTGCTTAGCAGCGTATTCCCACTTCTGCATTGCTTCAATTCCGACGCCTAATTGCTTAGCGGTATCAGCCATTTGATTAACTGTACTAGTTGTTTTCACTGCCAAAGCAGTTAATGCAGTAGCAGCTCCAATTGCTGGTAAAGTGATGTATTTAGTTAAAGCCGAGCCGATGGAAGACAACTTTTCAACATTTAGAGAACCTAATGCCTTTATTTTTTGATCGGTTTCATTTAGTTCTTTATTTAGCTTTTTAACTTCAGCTTCCGTATACTGGACCGAACGTTTCATCTTATTGAATTCTTGCTCGGAAATAGAACCAACTTTTAAGCCCTCTTTAGCTAAATCAAGAGCCTTCTTTTGCTCTTCTAACTTTTTCTTTGTTATTTCTAGACTCCTATTAAGGACATCTTGTTTTTGTCTCCAAAGTTCTACGTTAGCAGGATCGTATTTTAGGTTTTTGTTAATTGCCGCTAAATCGCGTTGTTGTTCTTTTAAGTCGGAATTGAGAGATTTTATAGAAGCTTGTAGTTCTGTGATATCAAGTCCGAGCTTAATGTTAAGACCTTTTATTGCTTCCGCCATATCCCTCACCTCCTATCCTAAAAAAGCATCAATATCTGCTTGAGTTGCTTGTCTAGAACCATGATTGTCATAGATAGATTTTTGTAATTTGACTATGTCAAGATAGGTTCTAATATCAAAGAGTTCCGCATCACGAATCGGAATTCCAAGTTGAGCCAGGTTAAAAATAATATTTGCCGTGATGTTTTCGCCTGGCTTTACTTTTTTGGGGCTAAATCAGTCCCATTACTTTGCTTTTTGACTTCTCCTAGAAGTTCACCAATGACATCAGCGAGATTGGTAAGTTCATCTACATTAGAAAGAATGCTGAAGTCGAAAGATTGAAGAAAACGATCATAGGATTCGTTATAGAAAGGTTTGTGAAGCACATAGATTAATCTAAAAAGAACATCGATGAATTTACCAATGTCATTTTTATTTTCTTCCATTGCTTTTTCTAATTTTTCAACATCATCAAATAGTTCACTTCCGAAGACGTTTCTATAAGAAATAATAGTAAAAAGGGAAGAGGCTAATCTTAGCTCCTTCCCGTTGAGTTTAACAGTACGTTCCATGATTCTTGCTCCTATGGATTAGATGCTGGAATTTCTGGAACAACAGGTGCGGTTGTTAAGAAGTTTGTGTAGTTGCTATCACCCTTAGCAGACACGCAGTTCGTGATTAAGTTATCACCAACTTCAAGTGGCCTAGCTGTGATGTTAAGAGTAACACTATTAGCTTCAATGCTGTCCGCTTTTGATTTGGTTGCTTCTGCAATTGGAGTGACATTGCATAAGTAATACCAGACTCTTCTTGCTTTAGCATCGCCTTGGAATTCAAAGCCAAGAGCAAAGGTCACTACTGGTGCGTTAGCGATTTCCACTAAGTTACCATTAGCAAGTTGTTTATATCCTAAGATAGCCTTTTTGAATTCATCAGGGATTTCAGTGAATTTTAAAGTTAAAGTTCTACCAGCGTTTTGAACTAAGGAAGCATATAAGGTGTCATCTGCGTAAACGTTTGTAGATCCACCCACTACTTCACTTGAGAATTCTTGAGCACCTGGTAATGCGACTGGAGTATCAAAGCTCCAGTTACCGTTATTGTCTTGTGAGGCAATAGCGTAGTGAACATTCCTTAAACCGAATGTAATTTTGTTATTCATAGATTAGATTTCCTCCAGTCTGATTTCGTAGACTCTATTTATAGAGCCATCTGAGTTTTTAAACTCTGCAGTTAAAGAAAAGACGTAGTCATTATCAAGCAGAGTTTTTTCAAGCTTCTTTTCTATGACTTCATCTTTCTTTTTAGTGATTAATGTGATTTGTATCGTTCGCTCATAATAAGTCGGTTTATTATCTGCGAAGACTTGTGGTCTTTTTGATATGTCCTGAAAAACAATTAAAGGTGGGTCTGCGTTTTGCTCATTATCATATTCGACGTGAGCATAAATCACAGTAGGTAACACGGTTAATAAAATGCTTCTTAACTTTGTTAACATTATTTACCTCCTTTAATAATCTGAGTGATATCTTCTAGCATCTTTGGTGTGAATTGATCATAAGCTGGACGAAGAAATGGTCTCGCCGCTACGAGCTTTCCACTGCGATGCTTAAAGCCAAGCTCAACTAAATGAACGATACTACCTTTGGTTTTAGAATAAATGACAATTGTCTTATGGATTCCGCTTCCAAAGGTTTCTTTAATAAAAGAATCAGCAAGATGCTGACTTTGATGCCCTCTTGGGGCGTTGCTTTTGATATATTCAAGAATCTTATCTGCAGTTTTATCTAACTCTTTTTCAATAGCAATAACTACTTCTTCTGAGTAAGATTCCACATCCTCAGATATTTTTCTTGTCAAAGCAGTTAATTCGATAGATTCCAATTCTCAATATCCTCCTTTTTAATAGAGGTTTCTGAAACATAAAGTTCCATCCACTGACCATTTTGATATGTTCTTTCTACTTTGTAGATAACATCTTCTAAAGGCACGTAGATATACTTGCTTTTATCATAAAGAAAGGCTTGTATTTGAACTTTGAAATCTACCTGAATTTTAGTTTGTTTAGAATTATAGAATTCCTTAGAAGTGATGGAGCTCGTCATCCCCACCACCTCCTTGGAGCCAACCAACCGCATACTTTGGTTCCCGAGGGCATCTGCAGCTGTTTTAACACGTAATAGGAATAAGGAAATGTTGCCGGAATTAGGATACACAATCATAAAGTTTGGCAAGCCTCAGCAGTTATGACGAGCCCCCGCTAACCTCAGGTCCATGCAAGCATAGTTGCCTGAGTAAGACGTCAAAGCTCTTGGGGAGTTCTTTCACTGTACCATCGCTTTTAAATCCGAAGTTCGTCTTCACAAATATAGTAATAAGAGCTGTCACTAATGAATCATCATCCGATTCAGCGATTTCACGAGGAACTCCAGCACTGACTAGGAGCTGGCGGCACGAAGCGATATGAATGTTGATTTCATCATCAGCGTAGTTTTCGGTTGCAGGGATAAGCAAAGCTTTCTTCATTTTCATTAGCATGTTTTCACTCGACACAATTTAGACACCTCCTCTTCTTAATTAATTCTGATTCTTAAAAATTTCATCCTATTACTCTTAAACGAAAGGACCGGCCTCTTACAAATGTAATGCGCAAGCGACTTATCAAGGAAGCCGGTTGCCCTCCGTGTTTTGACCTTAATTAGTCGCCTTCGCCTTCGTCAGCACCGCCAACGCCTGGGGTAGCACTACCAGGAGCAGCAATACCTTCTTGATTATCAACGACAACTGGGGCTGCGGCTTTCTTAACTCTTAAGAAGCCTTTGTAGCCGACGACGTTACCGCCAGTGAAGACAGATGCCTTATAGCAGATAATGCCATCTTTGAATTTGTAGTCAGTGGATTTGGCTACTTCAACACCACTGAAGATTGGGACTTCGTAGTTAGCGAGTGGACCGTAGGCGATACCATATTCACCAACAGCAGTACCGGAAGCTGAAATAGCTTTACA